TCAAGTTTACTTCTACCTATCAATCCACGTGTGCCGGGATATTTAAACCTGCGGCTTATTTGCCATGCACAACCGATGAAAGATTTTGAGCCACCTGCAGCACCACCGAAAAGAATAACACGTGCTGGATGTGAGTTACCCAGCACGCGCAATGCTTCCTTTTGTTTAGGCAGGTATTCAATCATGTAAATAACCCGATGTACATTCCAACCAATCCACCGCACAGTGTTGCTGTCATATCCAACGTGCTAAATTGTTTTTGCTTCAGCACAGAATCGTATAATTCTTTACCAGCTGCAAACGCGAACACCACGATCATTGAGAATGGTGCGCTGAATATCGAAGCCGCAGCAGCGTAAATAGCAACACCATACAGCGCATGGTTAGCTTTATCTTGTGGTAGGTTAGGCAGGTTCATTAGAATGGCAGGTCTCCTGATGGATCATCATTTTCCTGATGTCGAAAAGATGATTTATCGTCAAATATTTTAAAATCAGTTATCTTACCACTAAGAAATTTTCCTTTCTTTCCAATCTTTCCCCATGCAGCCATGCGCTTTTCTACACCCCCTTGCATTATCTTACCCGTCATATCAGGCTGTGATGGTTCTGTTTTCTTGTCATTTTTGAAAAGCACAAATTGCCCTTCTTGCATTGTTTGATAGTTGCTCATTGTATTTAATTATTTATGATTCCAATGTCTTCAATCATTAAGCTTATTGTGGTCTTGCCGTAGAAGTCCTGTGTTTCCACGACTTCAAAGGTTTCATGGTCGATGCTATGACCATTGATGAAACCAATATAGATTTCAGTATCATCGTGATACTGCGCCAGCTTATCCCACAATTCGCCTACTGTCATAACTTGTATTCGTCTTTTTCGGTTAGCAAATGTAACTCCTCAAAGATAAGGCGCATTGTTAGATTGTCACTCATCGCAGGGCGCATACTTCGCTTAGCTGTTAGCACAAATAGTTTGCGCAGCAGGTCGGTTTCTTTTTGCTTATCGTATTGCTTCATCAGTATTCATTTTGCGTTTCGATTAATTCCCTGTAACGTTCCTGCCTGTATTCGGTAAATTGATAGGGTTTAGTTTTGTACACCCGGAAGTGAATGTTGTTATCCCATTGCGGCAGCGCATCGTATTCGCGCATGAGTGCAATTTCAAGTGGTGGTGGATTTTCCCTTTTCACTTCGCGCACCGGTTCTTCTTTGATGCTTAACTTATCTGCTGCCTGTTGCATAGCTTCCATGATTTGCGGATGCTGGAACATTTCGTAGATGTTGTTCTGCTTTTGTTCTTCAGTTCGCATAGCTGTGATGTGAGTATCACGCTCTTGTTCAAACTTGCTTACCCATTCGTTTAAAATTGATAAGTCTAATCGGTTGTAAATAGTTCCATAGATACCAGCAACACCACGATCTAAACAAAGCTGGACATCTTCAAGACTGTACTTCCAATGATGCTGCACAAAGTGTTCAGCTGAAAAGTTGATTTGGTCAGCATTCATGTTCTTGTCGATGTTTATCATGGCACAACACCGGCTAATGAGCATTGCAATTTTCATCTTTGTTTCATTGCGGTCAATCTTACGCAGCACTGCAATCTTATTAGCTTTCACGCTCTCTCCGAATGTCAGCTGCGACTTGGGCTGCCACGTTTTGATAGTGTGCAACGTTGTCAAACTTTGGTTTTCCATATGAATTTGATTTTTGATTTTTTACTTTATCCCATTCTTTGCGCATCCAGTTACGGACTGTGCTTTGCCAATCCTTCATTGGCACTTTGCCAACTATCCATCCATTGGCTTCATAGTGATCCATAAACACACGAGCGAAATTAACTAACTTATCTTCTGCAAGGAAGCTTCCACCTTTCATGTTTAGTTCGCCCATCAGGTTATACACTTCATGTTCTTCAGGTTTAACGAATCGTTTGCGCGTTACTTTTTTTTCATTTGCATCTTCAACTATAACTTCATTTATATTTTCAATTTCATTTTCATTTACATTTTCCATATGTGCAACATATGTTTTAGATATGTTCGACACATCTTTTTTAATTCTATTGTTTCTTCGGCTATCGGAATAAGCTTTACGCTTCTGCATTTCAATGCTTAAACGCTCGTTAAAAAAGAAACCTTCTTCATCTTTTACGAATTTGCCGAAGACATCAGCATCATATGAACCACATATGTGCAACATATCTTTTTCGGACAATCTTCCTTTACTATGCTGAAGGCACAGAAGGGTAATGTACTTACCCTTCTGCTCCATGTTGAGCAGCATTGTTCCGGTTAAAAAGTCCGAGGAATAAAAAAGGAACGCTGGATCCTTCATATCATGTAAATTTTAATAAACCTTTGGCACAATGTTCAATCGAGTTAGCGCGTTCAACTAAGCTTTGAATTTGCTTACATACTTCATCATGATTGTAACTAACGTAGTAACCTTTGCTTGTGCCAATAATTGGTAATGTGCCAGCACGACGTAAGTGGTTAATCATTTTACGCAATCTTACACCACTAAATGAAACGTTCAAAGAATGGTTTGCAATATGCCTTTTCATATCACTTACAATCTTTTCGCTTTTTGCTGGTTGTTGTTTGGTGTAATTGTTTAGAATATCGGTAAGTGCATCTAACAAACCGATTTCAACTGCGTTCAATTCGCAAGTTAATTCTTCAAAATTGGTAATCATAAAAGTAAATACCCACCTTCACATGCAAAGGCGTACCCTCAGCCGAATGGCTTATGGCAATGCAGTGAAGATGGGATTTAAAATGTTTTTCATAAGGGTACGCGTTGCAAAGATATACAAAATATCTCTACTTCCAAATTGCTGTTGCAATCATGAATCCTATTACAGCACCAATAGCCATGATCAATAGCATCTTGCTATTACTATTGTCGCATTCAGCTTCATGTACAACCGGTATTGGTGTGGGTATAGGTGTTTTGCGAACAGATGCGATGGTTAATTGCTTTTGCGTTTGCTTACGTATTTGATTGTGATAGTTTGATACCTTCCTTAATGCATTCACCTGAACTAAGGTTGGTTCAAATTCTAACGCCCACTTATAAGTTCCCTTATTAAGTTTTTTAATGAAACCAAGTTTGCGCATATTGTAAACAAGACTTTTGCTAACATCAAAGTGTTCCATAAATTGATTATTGGTAAACTGTTCTTGTTTAAAAATCCAAATCATAGCGTCTAAATAACGCTTCTTTGTATTGAGCTTATTCATTTTTCTAAATAGGTTTTAATTGTTTGTGAGCACGTTGCACTGGTGTACCACCAATGAACACACCATTAGGAAACGATGCTATCAGTGTGCGTGGGAATGAATAGCGAAACCATTCAACGCAACGCTGCTGCATCTTGCTTTCATCATGCTTCATGCTGGTAACATGTTTGACATTGCTAACCAAAATTTGCCAACGTAGTCTTCATCTGCCTGAATAGTAACAACAGGCAAGTGCCTTTCAAGGTGCGAATACTCCCAACCGCCCACCGAATGCACTTCATAGTCGCAGCCAAGTGCTACCGGGCAATACTTTATACTGTTGCGTTCGACAGGAATATCAAACCGCACTAACACATTGGTGGTGTAGTCAAGTGTAACCATGTAACACATGCGATATTCATTCACTACTTTCTTTTTGATGGTGTAAAAACTTTTATCACCAACCCTTCGCATATCATGTACTATGTATTCACTCTGCATTGAGTCGGTGAATTCTTCATGGAATTCTAACTGATTCAGGTTATCCTCAATTTCGCGCCACCTTTTTTCCTTATCGTCATTGCTGAAGACCAGCTTGCACCAATTAATCAGTTTGCCATTGGTGACATTCAGGTCTTTGCGCAACTGCTCAAAGCTAATGCGGTCAAAATGCTTTATGATGTACAAAATGTCGCTACGTGTGGGTAGTTCTGTGGTTCTTCTTTTATTCATCGCCTTCGTGTTTAATGGTTATTGCATTGATTACTTCGCACAGTGGTATCTGCATGACGTGGCTTAGATTCATTAGCTGTCGAAGTCTAATGCTTCCAGGATCAGCGCACCAATTATGCAAGGTCTTTTTCACTATGGGGGTGTTACTTCTTTGCATCGCACGAAGGAGAGCGGCTTTGCTCCCCAGCGTGCGTGCAATCAACCCATTAAGTTGATTATCTTTTTTCATTCGATTGGTTTTAATTGTGGATTGGCTCTGTAGAATAATTCGCGATGCGCTTCGCTGAACTTATGCATGAATACCGACTGGTCAATAGCTGCATAGTGCTTATCTCTGCTTTCACGTTCTAAGCGGAATGCTACTTCATGCTCGTCTTCATATTGCTTGCTTTCAATTTGTATTGAGCTACCATTGGCATATACAGTAACGAGAACATAATTCTCATTCATGCAGCAATAGATTTTGGTCCAGTCACCGGATGTAAAATAAAACGGTAACTTGATTTCAGTTGTGCCTACTACAGTAGTGGCACGTGTTGGAATTGTGATTGTGTTTGTCATGTGTATTGAGATTTAATTATTTACTGATTGTCTTCGTTTTCCCAAATAGCTTCAATGATTGCTTCTTCTAATTCGGCAATCAACTTGTCATTTTTGCTTTGGTATATGCATGTGGTTAAGTCCATGCCACCACAAAGTAATTTGAATTTATGGTCTTTTACAGACGTTTCGGCTGGCTCGTAATAGTTGCCTGAAAAGTTGTAGATTGAATACTCAACTTCGATAGTAAGTGTGAGTGGTGCATTGCTGCAGTCGTGTTCAAAAGTGAAATAGCTCATGTTGTGTGTTTTTGTGTTATCTTTGACGTGTACAAATGTACACCCTTTTTTGGAATGTGCAAGAAGTTACACCACATTTTAACTATTTTTAACAAATCGACTGTGTAAGT